TAAAGTTTGGATGTAAAAAACAATTTAATGTTGAACAACCATTTAAGTTCATGGAACAAATTGCGGTTGAAACAAAAGGTAATTTCTTCGAGTCAAGAACCGTTGAATACCAAAAAGCTAAATTGAACGAAACATTGTCCTTTACTGACGATTTCTAATTTATTATTCTTATAGAACTATGATGTCACTTAAAATTAAAAAGAGAAGTGGAGATGATGCGTCATTTAATCCACAGAAAATTTATAACCGTATTAAAAGAGCTTCAAAAGGGTTGAGTGTCAACTCCGATGAAATCTTTATTAAAGTTATCACTTCAGTACCAACTGAAGGTATTATTACAACAAAAGAATTAGATAAGTTAATCTATGAAATTGCGGCAGCATTTACAGGTAGTCATCATGATTACTCAAGATTGGCTTCATCAGTTGCTATTTCATCTTATCATAAAGAAACTGACCCAAGTTTCTCAAATACTATGCATTTGTTACATGATGAAGGAATTATCAATGATAAATTAATGGAAACCATTGAGTCATACGGACCTTCTAACATTGATGATGTTATTAATCATGATAATGATTATAACTTTGATTATTTTGCTTGGAGGTCACTTGCTGAGATGTATCTTTTGAAGTTATCGGATGGTATAGTAGTTGAACGTCCTCAACATATGTATATGAGAGTTGCTCTTTGGGTTACTAATACATTTGAAGAGGCGGTTGAGTATTATCAAGCGTTATCAAATCAAAGAATTTCACCGGCAACACCAATTATGATTAACGCTGGAACTAAAACACCGCAATTAGCGTCTTGTGTACTTCATTATAATGATTCAGATTCTCGTGAGGGATTACTGAACACTATGAGAGACATCTCAACGTACTCATCGGACGCTGCGGGTATCGGACTATCAATGTCTAACATTCGTAGTAAAGAGAGTCGTATTTCATCTTCGGGTGGATATGCTGGTGGACTTTTAAAGTATTTGAAGATTGTTAACGAATCACTTCGTTTCTTTAATCAACAAGGACGTAGACCTGGTTCTGCGGCAATCTACTTGGAACCTTGGCATAAAGATATCATGGATTTATTGGAGATTAAAAAGAACACAGGTGCTGAAGAATTGAGAGCTCGTGATTTGTTTACAGCACTTTGGATTCCCGACAACTTTATGAGAGCGGTTAAGGATAATGATGATTGGTATTTGTTTTGTCCTAATGACATTAAAAAGGCTGGTATCAAACCGTTACAAGAAAGTTATGGTAACGAGTATGAAGAAAATTATAAGTTGGCGGTAAACATGGGTCTTGGTAAAAAAGTTAAGGCTCAAGAAATTTGGAATAAGATTATTGAATCACAAATTGAAACAGGTGTTCCATATCTATGTTCTAAAGATAGTGCGAACAAAAAGACAAACCATCAGAATATTGGCGTTATCAAACAATCAAATCTTTGTAATGAAATTTATCAGTATACTGATGAAGACACAACTGCAATCTGTACTTTATCATCTATGGTGTTAAAGAACTACGTTAAAGATAAAGAGTTTGATTTTCAGGGGTTATATGAAGAAACACGTAAGGTTGTAAGAGCGTTGAACAAGGTTGTTAACATTAACAACTACTCAACTGAGAAAGGACGTAAAGGTGGATTGTATCAAAGAGCAATCGCTATTGGAACTCAAGGACTTGCAGACGTATTCTATTTAATGGATTATATTTTTACATCTGAAGAAGCTCGTAAGTTAAATAAAGAAATATTTGAAACAATTTATTTTGCGGCAATCACTGAAAGTAACAGATTGTGTATGGATGGTAAATATGAACCATACGCTTACTTTAAGGGTTCACCTATGTCAGAAGGAGTATTCCAATTTGATATGTGGGGTTTAAATAACAATGATTTATCAGGAAGATGGTCTTGGGATGTTCTAAAAGAGAATGTTAAAAAATATGGTGTTTGTAACTCTTTATTCACGGCTCAAATGCCTGTAGCATCTTCAGCTAAGATTACAGGTTCATATGAAATGACAGAACCCGCTCACTCGGCAATCTTTAACAGACGTGTTGTCGGTGGGGAGATTATGATTGTAAACAAATACTTAATTAACGATTTTGAAAAGATTGGTATTTGGTCTGAAGATTTGAAAAACGAAATCATTATGAATGAAGGGTCGGTACAAGGAATTAACTTCTTGAATTATTTGGACCCTGAAGATAAAAGATATAATTTTAAAGTTAATCGAATTGAAAGATTGATTGAAAAGTATAAAACAATTTGGGAGATTTCACAAAAATCCTTGATTGAGATGGCGGCTGACAGAGCACCATTTATTGACCAATCACAATCAATGAATATTTATATGGGTAACCCAACTTTGTCCAAGATTTCATCATCACATTTTTATGGGTGGGAAAAAGGATTGAAAACACTTTGTTATTATGTTAGAACAAAGGCAATTTCAACAGGAGCAAAACACTTAGCAATTGATACTTCAAAAGTTAATAAACCAAAACCAACTCCTGAACCACCAACGGTAGATTACAGTTATATGAATTTACCAGACAAACCTGAAAATAGTAACTTTGATTGTTTTGGATGTTCTTCTTAAAAAATCCGATGTGTTATCCCGAGCTAGGTCGGGATTTTTATTTTAACAAGTATTTATCTATATGTCTAATATAATACAAGAAGAAATTGAAAAGATACGAAAAATGATGCTCTTGGAAAACATGGTACAAGAGGATGGTTTTAAGGCTCTAAAAGAAACAATAAAAGAACTTTCTAAAAAGAAAAAAGTACTTTTATTAAGTTGCTCAAACCGATTCAATTGGGATGAGAATAATATTGATACACCAAAGTCCAAAATTTTAGCAATGTATCTTAAAGAAGAACTTGGTGATAAATGTGTTTTCATGGATGTATCAGAATTAAAGATATTTCCTTGTGAGGGGAATGTATCAAGAGAAGAAGGTAATAGTTGTGGAGTGTTAAAGTCGTTATTGAAAGATGATAAAAAAAATCCATCGGGAAATCATAGATGTTGGGCGAGTTTAAATAATAAATCAGATGAATTATGGAAGGTTTCAAAAGAACTTTTTGAATCAGATGTTGTATTATTTTTTAGTTCAGTTAGATGGGGTCAGGCTAATATGTTTTATCAAAATCTAATAGAAAGATTAACTTGGATTCAAAATAGACATTCCACTTTAGGTGAAAAAAACACAGTTGAAAATATTGAAAGTGGTTTTATATGTGTAGGTCAGAATTGGAATGGTGAAAATGTTACAGATGTACAAAAAAAAGTACATGAGTTTTATGGGTTTAAACCTAATGAGAAGTTATATTGGAATTGGCAGTATACAAAAGATGAAAATGATGAGACCCAAAAATCATATAAAAAAAGTTATAATAAATTTTATAAAGATTTTAAAATTAATGAAAAATAAAATTGGATTTTATAAATATGAAAATTCATTTATTAAATCTAATTATGAGTTACCTTATTATCCTATAAATGAGTCAATTTTAAAAAATTTAAAACATTTAAAATACGATATGGAAAATAACAAATTTAAAAAAATAAATGGAAAACTTGTAGTTTTAATTTAATTGGTATTTATCTGATATGGCTCAAGGAACAACATACGGTATTAATTTTCCTTTTAGGGATTCTTTATATGGTAATTATTTAAGTTTATCTGCAACAAATGATGAAGAAATAAGGTCAAGTTTAATTCACTTAATTTTAACTCGAAAGGGTTCAAGATATTATTTACCTGATTTTGGTACTAGACTTTACGAATTTATTTTTGAACCTTTAGACGGACCTACTTTTAGTGATATTGAGTCTGAAATACGTGATTCTGTTGAAATGTATTTACCAAATATTACCATTACAAATATTGAAATAAAAGATGCGTCACAAGGTTTGGAAAATAAAGGTACAACAGTAAATGATAATGATGAGAGAGAATATAGAGTTCCTGGAATTTCACAGTTAGAACACACTGCTAAAATCAAAATAGATTATGTGGTTAATAATACAGTTTTCGGCTCGAGTGATTTTATAATAATTAATATTTAATAGTATATGGCTAACAAAAAAATTTCGTATACAACCAGAGATTTTCAACAAATCAGAACAGAGTTAATAAATTTTACAAGAACTTATTACCCTGAATTAATTGATAATTTCAATGATGCATCTATTTTCTCAGCACTTTTAGATTTAAACGCTGCGGTAACTGATAATTTACAGTTCAATATTGATAGAAGTATACAAGAAACTGTATTACAATACGCTCAACAAAAATCATCAATTTATAATATCGCTAGAACTTACGGATTAAAAATTCCGGGTCAAAGACCTTCAGTGGCTTTAGTTGATTTTTCTATTACAGTTCCGGCTTTTGGGGATAAAGAAGATTTGAGATACTGTGGTATACTTAGAAGAGGGTCTCAAGCACAAGGTGCTGGACAAATTTTTGAAACTGTATATGATATTGATTTTGCATCACCAACAAATGCTGAAGGTTATCCTAATAGATTAAAAATTCCTAATTTTGATTCTAATAATACATTAATTAATTATACTATTGTAAAAAGAGAAACCGTTGTTAACGGATTAACTAAAGTTTACAAAAGAGTTATTACAGCAAATGATGTAAAACCATTTTATGAATTGTTTTTACCTGATAAAAATGTTTTAGGTGTTACAAGTGTTTTATTAAAAGATGGAACACAATATGCGAATGTACCAACAACTCAAGAATTTTTAGGTTTAGATAATAGATGGTATGAAGTACAAGCTTTGGCTGAAGATAGAGTATTTGTTGAAGACCCTACAAAAGTATCTGATAATCCAGGTGTAAAAGTAGGTAGATATCTACAAACAAGTACTAAATTTATTACTGAATTTACACCTGAAGGATTTTTAAAGATGACTTTTGGTGGAGGTACACAATCGGCTGATGAACAATTAAGAGAGTTTGCTCGAAATGGGTATCAACTAAATCTGTACAAATATTCAAATAATTTTGCTTTAGGGTCGACTTTAAAATCTAATACAACATTATTTGTTCAATATCGTGTTGGTGGAGGTACATCAACTAATTTAGGTGTTAATGTAATAACACAAATTGGTACAGTTTCTTTTTATGTTAATGGACCTTCAGAAAATATTAATACTTCAGTAATAAATTCTTTACGTTGTACAAATGTAACTGCTGCAATCGGAGGAGCAAATAATCCTACAACAGAAGAAGTACGAAATTATGTAACTTATAATTTTGCGGCTCAAAATAGAGCGGTTACTGTAAATGACTATGAATCTATTATAAGAAATATGCCTTCACAATTTGGAGCACCAGCGAAGGTTGCGATTGTTGAAGATAATAATAAAATAAAAATAAAAATGTTATCTTTTGATAATACAGGAACTTTGACTGAAGTTATTTCTAATACATTAAAAAATAATGTTGCGAATTACCTATCAAATTATCGAATGATTAATGATTATATTTCTATTGAAAGTGCTAATGTGATTGATTTATCGGTTACAGTTGATGTTGTTTTAGACAATAGTCAAAATCAAGGTAGTGTCATATCTCAGATAATTAATATTGTATCAGAATTTTTTAGTCCTGCGGTTAGAAACATGGGTGAAAACATATATATTTCTGATTTAAGAAGATATATACAAGATGAAAATGGAGTTATCTCTGTTACTAATATTTTATTTTTTAATAAGGTCGGAGGTCAATATTCGTCTTCTCAAACATCTCAATCGTATTCAGATAGTACAACTAAAGAAATACAACCAGTTGATGATACAATATTTGCAGAACCAAGTCAAACCTATCAAATTCGGTTCCCAAATAAAGATATTAATATAAGAGTTAAAAATTTATCTACTGTTAATTTTTCTTGATAATTTATTTATTATAATAAGTTAGTATCTTTTTATGAAAATTGGGTAATAAACTATTTATCAAAAAAAAGATATAATGTCAAATTCATATAGGATTAGAACACAAGTTGGTGTTGATAAATCAATTAAGGTAAATTTAGAACAAGAGTTTGAATCTCTTGAAATTTTATCTTTAAAAATATTACAATCAGACATTTACGCTAGACAATGTTCAGATTATGGGGTAATTGTTGGTAGAATTACTGCTAACAATGGGTATGGTATACCAAATTGTAAAGTTTCTATTTTTATACCTTTAACAAGTGAGGATGAAGTTAATTTAGTAACAACTGAACTTTATCCATACAAGACATTATCGGAATTAAATGATGATGGTATTAGATATAATCTTTTACCATATACACAACAACATGGAGGTCACGTACCAACAGGAACATTCCCAACGAGAGAAGATGTTTTAACAAATCCTCAAGTTCAAGAAGTATACGACAAATATTATAAGTATAGTGTTCAAACCAATGAAAGTGGTGACTATATGATATTTGGAGTACCAGTCGGGAATCAAACATTACATGTTGATATTGATTTATCAGATATTGGTGAATTTTCATTATCACCTCAAGATTTAATTCGTACAAGTAATACAACAGAAGGAAAAGTTAATGGTACACAATTTAAAAGTTCAAATAACTTAAGTGATTTACCTCAAATTTTAACAATAAATAGAACTGTAGAGGTTGAACCTTTGTGGGGACAACCTGAAATTTGTAATTTAGGTATTACAAGAACTGACTTTGATATTTTAGAAGAGTTTGGAATTAAGATTGAACCTTGTGCAATATTTTTAGGGTCTATTTTTTCAAATAGTGATGAATATGTTCAAAAACAAAATTGTAAGGTAAATAAAAATTTGGGGGATAAATGTGCATTAACAACAGGACCTGGGGAAATTTTAGCGATAAGACAAACCATTTACAGAGATTCTAATGGAAGACCAATTTTAGAATCACACACATTAGAACAAGGTGGTAAATGTATTGACGAAAATGGTGCATGGTTGATTAATTTACCTATGAACTTGGATTATATATATACTAATGAATATGGTGAAAAAAGTATTTCGACTGACCCTAAAATAGGGTTACCGACAAAGGCTAAATATAGATTCAAAGTAAAGTGGTCACAGCCACCAAATTTATCAGATTCTGTAAGAAGAGCCTATTTTTTAATTCCGAATATAAAAGAATGGGGATGGGACGCACAAGAAGACCCTTTTTCAGATGGTTATACAGACCCGACATATCTTGAGAACTTTTTTATTACTAACTGTAATCCACCAGATTCAGTTAGTTTGGATAATGGGTATTATAAAGCCGCAAAGGCTTCATACGCATTTAGTTTAGATTGGTTAGATTATGGTCAAAGGGCTAGTAATGGTAATTTAACAACAATTGGATTACAAATGGTTGAGGAAGCTATAAAATGTGAGGATAGATTTTATGAAATGTCTTATAATAAAGTATATTCAGTATCACAACTTATGTCTGAATATGCTAAAGGACCTGCCAACAAAAGATATATTGCAATTAAAGAAATTACTAGTTCTGAATGTGTTGGTCCTGTAAATACTCCACCGGCTACGGATGTTCAATATAGACCGAGTGCGTTATATGGTTTAGCGAGTTATTTTCTAAGAATAATTTCAATAATATTATTTCCAATTATAGTAGTTTTTCACATTGTAAAAGCTATTTTAACACTATTTTTAGCACTCGTTATTTTTATCCAATTTATAATTTGTGAACTTGCTGGTATTGAAATTTTGGGAGTATCTCCATTTGGATTTTTAAATGAACCGTGTGATAAATTAACTGAATTTAGAAATCAATTAGAAGAATTACTTTTTGATGGTTTTACTTTAAATTTACCACTTTATTTACCTGGAGAATGTGAGTTTTGCGATTGTTCGATTTCAGATTCAACAGGTGAGGATGTATCAAATGCACCTGGTGTTTCAGACGCTTTAAATAATACTAATGTATCGTGTTTATCTAAATTTTACTCACCATCTACATTTGAAAATTGTTTACCGTATCCTAGTTATGTAAAATTTTTATTTTCAGGTAATCAATCACAAAATAATGGAAGTGCTACCGCACATGCCCCAACATTACAAGAATTAGATGACAATAATGTTTTTTTCACATCAAGTTTAACAATACCTGAAAGACTTAATTTATTTAATACTAAGGCGAAATATTTTGATGAAAGTGGAGATAATCCTGGAGGTGGATGGAATAGAATTAAAGTTTCATTTGATGTTAACCAAAATGACCCAAACACACAATGGCACTTAGATAATGTGGTTGCTTTAGTTATAAATCCAGTTTGTGATTTGGATTTATCAATTGGAAATTTACTTTCATTTCAAAATTTAGAACAATCAAATGACCCAAATCTATATGAAGGTCCGTTAAATAGTTATGGTAATAATTCTGTAACAGGTACCCCAATAGGTACTCTTATATCTGTTGGTGAGACTGAATTTTACCAAACTAACGTTAATTTAACTTGGGCTAAACCTGATGGTTCGGGTAATAATTCGACAATTTATACTATTAATCAAGATTCAAACGATATAAATTATTTAAAATTCCCAACAGATGTTGAATATTTTCAAATTATACATAAATCAACAGTACAAAATTTTATTGATAATAGTGACCCTAATAACCCAGATTCATTTGCTAATAGATTTTTAAATAATTATAATGTGATTATTAAACTGAATGATACTCAAGGGGAAACCCGTACATCTTATCATTCACCATGTGCTACTGATTTTTTAAATCAAATTGTTGTTTTTGTAGTTCGTGGAGTTGACCCTAATTCTTCGAGAGTAAATTGTCAAATAGATTTAAGTAGGTTATATGGATTTAATACCGATTTTTTAACAACTTGGGGTAACTCTTCATATGTCATACAGGAAGATTTAAAATTAAATATACCTGTACAAGGAAGTTTTAAAAATGTAAGACATAGTCCGTTATTAGATAACACAACTATAGACCCGTATAGTGGTATTCATTTATTTTATGATTCTTTTCATTTTCAACCAGATACAACATTATTTCAAAATTATCAGACAAATTATCCTTATTTTTATTCTAAAATTGATAATAATAACACCGCCAATTCACCAATTCAAGCGAGTACGTCATCATCTTATGGTTTAAAAATTGTCAATACAAATGGATTTTGTAAAGAACTTTATTATTTGGCGCAATCTTCACCAAATATTTGGATAACTACTCCACCACCATCATCATCACCAACTCCTGATTTACAGTATAATTATCCTAATACACAATCCCCTTCAACTTTAGGATATGGTAGAAACCGAGGATATTATTTAAATGAAATTGTTGAAGGTAGTGGTTTATTATATTTAAATGACAATAATTCATTTTATGTGGATTGGCTCGGAACACCTATATTAGAATTTCCGTCAACACCTGATTTTTCAAATCCATTAGTTCCGGCTTATGCTGACATTTATTATTTTTCAGAAAGTTATTCAACAACATCAACAATGACGTTCACTTTGAATAATATTGGAAATGAAAGAAGAATGGTTATGAGGTCGGATAGATTACCAACATCAACCATTCAAGAAAATAATGGTAATTATAGTTACCCTTTGTTCATTAATAAAAATTTATATATTAAAATTGTTTCGGATAATGGAGTTTCTTTACCATTTAGTGCCGAATTCCAAGTTACTAATTTTAGTGGTAATAGTGTTGATTATAATGAGGATTTATCCGATATATCTTCATCAGTAAGTAATTTTGATGGGGCGATTAATTCATTTACTTGTGCGGGTGCGGTACCTTCGGATTGTTATCAAGAAAGTTCTGATGGATATATACAAGTATTACCCACAGATAATCCATGTAATACAATACATCCTCTTGGTGTTCCTCCAGCTCTCATTGTTGAAAATGGTTGTTATACATTAGTAAGATATCCTATTCTTTCTCTTTTAAGTGATATAAAATATCTTTTTGAATGGTCATTTAGAGTTAGACAAGGCTTTATAGCTTGTTATGGAATATTTAATCATGTGTTTACAAATAGTTGGCTCAACGGTAGTTTATTTGCATTCCCATTTTCAAATAATGTTTTATTTACAAGTAATTTTGGTAACCAAGAATCTGGAGAATTACCACCAAACTCACCATATAATTGTTATTGTAAACATACTATTTTTTTGGACATAGATACTAATAATCATTATTATAGATGTACTCCATATAATACTTCATACGGGTTTATTGGTAGATTTAACCCTAATATATCAGGATTAAATTATATTACTAATCAATATTACTCAAATACTTCAAAAACTTTGATGTTTCCAACAACAGTTATTGATTTAGGTCCTAGAACTGATTATTTAGAAGAATTAATATTTAGTGATGAATATGGTGGATATGTTTCAGATAAACTAAAAACAACAACATATCAAGACACTAGTGAACTATTAGGTTTGTATTTAATTCACAGATTTATAGCGACAACTGCTTTTGGACAAGTTTTACAAGCAATTTCGGGGCTTCTCCCGATTGCAGTAACCGACCCTGTACTTTATTATTTCAGTAGAGAAAATAATAAAATGGACGCTGATTATGTTCAAATGTTACAGATTAATTCACAATTAGGTGTTACACAATTTCAAACTTCTGTCTATAATAACCCCAACGAAATTTATTTTTCAAACGGAAATAGTTTAAATTCGGTTTTTGGAGTTTTCTTTAAAAGTAATTTACAAACAACTGATTATATTTCACCAAAAAGAAAAATTTTAAATTCTTTTGAGTCACCTAGTAATAGTTGTGCTTACGATGTTTTTGGTTCAAAAAGTCAAAGTGTACCTTTTTACAGATGGAATATTTTTCCTAATTTTGAAGGTAACTCTACTGATAGTATTTTTGGTAGTCAGAAAAATGAATGGGCGGTTAATTTTTATGTAAACACTCCATTTTTAACAATCAAATATCAAGAAGTTGATAGAATGAATCCACTTCATAGTAATATGCAACCAGTTGACCAATCTCAATCGAGATTTTTTAGAGGTTATATTTCTAATATCATTTCATTTAATCCGGTAACACTTCAAGTAAACTATAGTGCTCAACCACCACAAGCTGGAGGAATAGGAAGAACAATCTTACAAGGTTCACCATATTATTTTTACTTTGGTGCTGGTAGAGGAAAAAGTAGTTGGGATTTATTTACAGAAAAATGGATAAAAACTGATATTATTACATTTGAATAATGGGGAATGAAAATAGAATAGTTTTAGGTTCACTTAGATATAAATCGGCACCAAATACTGATTTATCTTTAAAAGTGCCTTTTAAACAATTGACGAAAGAATTTACGGAATTTGATAGAAATGTAAATTTAAATTTACAACAACTGTTTGTTGATGAACGACAAAACTCAACTTTATTTAGGCCAACCGCTAAGTTTCAAGTATTATTTAGTAATTCATATTCAGGATTTTCAAATTATCTACCTTACAATAATAATTTATATGTTGATTTGAATCAAAACACTATAGATTTTTGTGAAAATGATAGATTTACATTATATGGTTTTCCACAATATTTTGAATTTGATTTCATAAGAACCGATAATGATGTCACAGGTTATACTATTTATGATTCTTCTTATACTCCACCACTTAGACACATTCCATTTACATCACAAAGTGCTTCGACATATAATTGGAATAATTTCATAAGTTACGCTTATGAAAATGATTATAATAAAATTATGCAAGCGTATATTAAGATGGATTCTAATCCATTAAGTATTATAAATTGGGTTGTTTCTGATGGAATTCCGTTTATTATAAAAAATACAACGTTAAACGGTTTAAACGTGGTTTCTTTTGTATGTCCAGTTAAACATGGGATAAATGTCGGTGAATTTATAAGGTTAAGTATATCATACAATGGTCAAAACATTTTTCAAGTAGATTCTTTGGGAAATGGTAATGTTAATAGTGAATTCTATATTGTTAACATTTTAAATCCTGGATTTCTTGGGACAACATTTGCAGATAACGTGAATGGTACACTTAAAAGAGTTTTAAATCCTGATAATTTATCGGAAACAACTTCAAAATACTATGTTAGAAGAAATAAAATTTTAACCAATTTAAATGAACAAGTTTTAGTTAAAGCCGGATTTGAACAAAATATTTTTGGTAATAAAAAACAATTTCTTAAATCTAAATACACAAATAGTGGTCAACCTAAAGTTAATGTAAAAGAAGGGTCCCAAAGTTATACATTAAGTTTTCAAAAAGATATAGATATTTTTGGAATGATTGATAATCAAATGAGACCTATAAGTGAACTTTTTTTTACTACAGTATGGAAAGGTTATTTTGGTTGGACATTAGGTGAAAAAAATAGTAGTGGAGAGTTTTATAGAATGAGACAGGGTTGGGAATTTAATTTACCTCTTCATCCGGTAACACAATTACCAAGTAATTGGTGGAGTTATACTAATTCTAATTCTGATTCTAATATACCTAATAATTTTTACAATTTGTCAACACAATACGGTGTTGATTCTAATGGTGTACCATACAATTTTGTTTATAACAAAACACTTAGTATTGGCGATGTAATAGATGGTGATTTTTGTGAATGGAATGATTTTGAACAGACCGAGAGAGTTGTTTCAGATTTATATCATAAAATAACTTTTAATAGAAATCTTTTTAATATTGGTACTAATAATTTAACGTCTTTAAATCAATTCGGATATTTTTACAAACCACATACATCTGTTCAAATACGAACATTTTCTTCTTATTTAGAAAATGGTTTACCAAGTCAAGTTGCTGATATTCCTAGTTATGCTCAGTTTTCACAAAATAGAAATGTTTTTGTTTGGAAGGATTTATATGATTATGGTTTCATAGATGTTGATGGTAGTGGAGTTGATTTTCCGTTTATTAATAATAAACACCATCCTTTTAAATATATAGTTTTTAAGATAATACCCGAAGGTACAAATTATAGGGTATTTGATAATGTTATAGACCCAATTATAGACGACTGTGAGTAATAAATATAAATTTACACTTCCTATTTCGAATAATAAATTCATTGATATTCCAATACAACTAAAATGGGATTTTTTTGGACGATTAGATAGTATTCAGGAATACGAAAATACTGTGATAGAAGAAATCATTGGTTCACCATTAGATTATGAAATAGACAGGTTTGCACATGATAGTTATGGGGAAGATAACGTTACAAAAATTTATTATAATTTTTATTTTTTTAATGGGGTCCCAACGGATATACCAACGTCTATTTCGACTGATTGGGATGATAGTTATATAACTGAAGGATTTTCAGGTGAAGAAATTTATTTTTTAGTAAATCAATTTACAAAATCTTTTTTTAAATTGGATTTTTATGATACACAAGAAGCGGCAACTCAAAAAAACTATTTTACTGTGATATTACCTGTTACGGAAGGTGAAAATGAAAGTATTTTAGTTCCTATGATAGATTTGGTGAATAATGTTTTTATAAAAAAACCAACATTTGAATTAGATTATATTAAGAAAAATGAAGGGTTTTATTTTTATTGGTTAAGAGATAGAACGGTATTGGATATTAGTACTTTTTATATGACCGCTAAATTTTTTGATGCAAAATCAGGTGTTTTTGTAAAAATGATGACTGAACCACAATCAAATTTACCGGGGGATAGATTTTCTTTTAAACCTGAAGATTATTTCTATTATAAAGTTGTTTTAGATTATAATAATTATAGTTATAAAGTTTATAATGTTTTAACAAATTTTAGAGTAGGTGATAATTTACAACCTATAAATTGGTATGAATATGTAAATCCACAAAATTAAATGGATGAGATAAATTATAGTATTAGAATTTCACCTGAGGTTATTAGTAATGATATTTTTTTTGTAAAATATGTACAAGGAGAATATTCAAATACTTTACCATATGACCCATGTTGTGATGTAAGTGGACAAACTATTTCAGGTTTAACTACTGGTTATACTTTTGTTTATAAAAGTATGTCTGAAATTTTATCAGGAGGAACAGATGGTGCTTCCATTTTAACTGGATTAACTATTCCTATTTATTTAAGTGAAACTGCGGTAGATATTGGTTTTTATGATGTTTTTGATGGTTTAATTACACAAAAAGATGTAATGATTAATTTTTTATTTAGTGCTGACACACTAAATCCGTATGTTTATTATTTTTTTAATACTTCAGATATTGAATTTAAAAAATTCTTAGAATTTTGTGATTATCAAATTAATTGGGGTGACGGAAGTCCTATTCAAGTAATTACAAGTGTTGCACCTAATTATTATTCACACACATATTCACAGGATGGTGAATACCAAATATCTATGTCAGGAATGAGTCCTTGGGGATATAATGTGATTGAAAAAACAATATATGTACCATTTACAGATGTTGTAATTGATAATCCTTATGGTACTGCATTTTTTATTCCGGCAGGAGGTAGTTGGTCGAATACACCATTAATGTATGATTATATTTTTACTGGTGATTCTATATGTGAAACAGAAACTCCTTGTTGTGAGTATGGTACAATTCCATTTTTAGTTACTGGATATACTTTTTCAAGTATGGGTGATTTACAAGTTTATGGTAAAAAATCAGAATTAGATGCGGGTAAGTACAAAATGGGGTATCAAGTAACTGGTAGTTCAGGTTCAGTTGGCGTTTGGTGGGGACCTTCATTTGATGGTTCTTACACATCTTATACACTTAATGATATAACTTATTATGATTATAGTAATGGTCAAACAGTTTTTATTGTTGAATCATCTGGATGTACATATGAACTATTATGTTCGGCTATTACAAAAAATGAAGTTTTACTAAATGTAATTTCAGAACCTGAAGTACAATCTAATGTTTTTATCGAAAGAGGTAAAAATTCTGCATTGGAATATGTTGAAAGACTTGGTGAGGTTAATAATATGGGAAGTTTGATGGATTATGGATATAGATTTTTTAACGTCATAAAAATATAAATTCAATATTTATAATAAAAAGAAAAATTGTTTAATTAAATATGGCTACAGGAACTTATGGAACGTTAAGACCAGCTGATGTCTCACCTGAAGATGTTGAGATATTATTATTATATACCCCATCGAGAGATGAAACTGAAAATTTTGTTTTAACAAAATTAAATTCAATCGCGTTATTAAGACCATATTTTAATAATGCGAATACTGGAGGTAATTCAAACATAGAAGTTTTAGGTGGATTATATAATTTAAAATTACCTGCTGAACAATTTAACAGGATTGGTATATATACTGTTTATTTGAGGCCAGCACAGATAAGAACAACTATATTGGATTGTGGAGTATTATCCGCTTTACCAAATGTTAGAGGATTAGTTATTGATTTAAATTCTGTACCTAGCGAATATAGAAATAAGTTTATTAACCAAGGTTTAGTTGGGTTTAGAATTGAATATTTAAATCCTGACGGGACAAAAATACCTAATTTTTTCAGAATAATTACATCAAGTTTTTTTTGTGAACCTGTGGTTCAAAATCTTACTAACACAACTGCTAAAGCTATAAGATATAGATACTCAGATAATAATACAAATTTAATTTTTTGTACATTATCACCATCTTCCGCACCAACTAATAAGCCAAACGCATTACCATATATTGGGCAACCAAATCAGAATATAATAATAACAAATACATTTTTTAATCCGATAACTTTGGATGTTGAAATTGCGGAACATGACTTTAGTACTTTGGCAATTGCTCTTTATGGTAACCAAACTAAATCTATGGAAGATGGTATTTACACACTCTATAATACTTCTAATGTTATTTATAAACAATACAATTTATACGAAATAAGAGACCAATTTAATAATTTGTTATTCGAAGTAAGACAAGATAGAGGAGATAACATCGATTTTACTAAAAACTTCTCAAACATAACTCAATAATGGCTGTTCAAAAATATAAGTGTCCACCAATTACTGCTTCAGGGGAAGGTACTTTTTCTGATAATTTAGTTGGATTTCAATTAGTACAAGGTGGTGGACTAACACAGGGTAATTTTGAATTTACAGTAGGAACTGCAGAAAAAGTTAATAGGACTTTTGAAATTGGTACTTTTTCTGGTCCCATAAATTTAAAAAGTTTGGGGATTAATACTATTGCTGAATCTAAGGCAATTTTTGAGAAAAATTTTAAAGTTTATCCAAATTATGACTTAAGTATAGTTACAAATTTTGTTCTATACGGTTCAATGTCTAAAAGAATATCTTCTTCTGTAAACATAATTATAAGTCAGTTTCCGGCAGCACTTGAATCGAATCTTTATGGTATTAACTATACGACAGGTACAACCGCATTTAATATAAGTTATAATCAATTTACAGATGAAACATCATTTGAATTGGATATAAAACGAATAAGAAATCCTTTTGGTATTGATTTTACCACTAATTCTACAAGAAATTTATCTCTTTTAGAAATTCCTGTTTCTGAATTAAGAAATATGACAGTCGAATTTAGAAAATATTCTTTATATTATTTTGGTCAGGGATTTAATGTGACTGGTATGATACCAACGAATAGTCTAAGTAGTGGTACTCTTAAAATTTTTGTTCAAGGAAATCCTTTTTCAGGTAAAACAAATGTTTATGATAATTTAGTTGTGAGACCAAATGATGAAGAAGTTAATAAAGTTTTTAAAAATAAATTGGATGAAGTACAGAATTTTTTATTAAATAGAAGTATTAAACCAATTTATACCGCCCTTTTTAAAATACCAAAATTATCGGATAGTGGTGATTTTTTTGTACAAAATAATAGTATAACTTGGCCTTTAGATGGTTTTTGGAATTTAGATATTGTTAGTGGAAGTTTTCAAAATTACCTACAAAGTTTAAATGATGTTAGTGAAGAATTTGATTCATACAAAACAAATTTAATAACCCGATTTTTAACGACAGGAGCGTTTAAAGAATTTGATACTCAGGACCATAAAACAGAAAAAGTTTTACAATTATATGGTAGAAGTTTTGATGAAACAAACAAGTTTATAAACGCTTTAGCATATATGAATTCGGTACATTATAATACCGGAAATGACATACCATCACAATTACTAAAAAATTTAGCACAAACATTAGGTTGGAATATAAACATTTCACCAATTACAAATGACCAATTTTTGAAATCTGTATTTGGTCAAACAAATTATGATGAATCTCAGTACTCTGGTATTCCTGTATCATCAACTCCTGATGAATTAAATTACAATTATTATAGAAATCTTATATTAAATTCCGCGTTTCTTTTTAAATCAAAAGGTACTAGAAAATCAGTTGAAACTTTAATGAGGTTAATTGGGGCACCTGATGCATTAGTTGAATTTAATGAATTTATTTATTTGGCGGACCAAAGAATTAATTTAGGTAAATTTTCTGAACAATACACACAAATTTCAGGAGGTACATATTCTCAAGAACTACCTGTTTTAGACCCTTCAAATGTATTTACAATTTTTGGTGTGTCATATACTGGTACAACAACAGTAACAAAATTTTCAGATGTTAATTTAACTTTTGATAATTTTCCTATGGATGTTGAAGGATATCCTGAAGCACCTGTTGAAACACCAAATTATTATTTTCAAATTGGTGCTGGATGGTTTGAATCAACACCACAACACAGGTCCCCTGAAGAGGTTAATTTAACGACTTCAGTATTTACAGGAGCAAATCCAAATTTTCAAACTCAGTTAGTTCCATTTTCATACGGTCAAATTTATTTAAATCGTTTTAGAAAGTTTCCTTATATGTCATTAGGTTATAATTTAAGACCAATAGTTGACAATAATAAAAGTTGGACAAACCAAGAAACAGGATTGAGGGTTAATTTAGATGGAGGTATAAATGCTCGATATTTAGTGGATAATGAAAAATTAGTTTTAAATGTAAAAAATGTTGATTTGTTTTTAAACCCATCACAGGGATTAGCTTACGATGTTTGGTATATGTCAAGACAATATAATTATCCTATTCCATACCAAGGATTGAGATATGTGCCACCAACAAAATGTAACCCATATCCAAATTCTGGATATCCTGAAAGAGGTGGGGTTGATTGGACTGAAATTAATCCTAAACCACAACAAAAAACTTTTTTTGAATTCGCTCAAACTTTTTGGCAGAACATGATAAATGTTAGAAATCGACAATACGTAACTGATGGTAAAACAAGTGGATATCCAACATTACAATCGATTTATTGGAAATATTTAGAATCACAACAAACAATTAATATACCTAACGATAATTTCACATATAAAACAATGATAGATTATGTTGTTGGGATGGGTGATTATTGGATAAGATTGGTTGAACAAATGTTTCCGGCAACAACTTTATGGAATACAGGTGTAAAATATGAAAACTCAATTTTCCACAGACAAAAATTTGTGTATCGAAGACAAGAAGGTTGTAAACTAGTTGCAGTCCCTTGTAAACCTTGTAAATTAACTACTAATATATATGATACTGATTGTCCAATACAGTCAGTTGAATGTTACAAATATCCGTGGAACGTTGATTCTCAAATTCAAAGTTTTGGAGGTGTTTTAGGTAGTTTACTAACAGATTACCTAACATCGATAGGACTTACAACTAATAATTGTGTATTAAATTCTACACAATCAGAATGGTATGTTGACATCAGATTTGATGGAACCCCAGTTGTTACACAACTATTTTTTAATGGTTTAGGATATGATACCCCAGGAATAAGTACACCAAGTCAAATTGATTGGGACGTTGCACTATCTTTAGCGTTAGATAGTTTATCTTCTTTGGGATATAGTTATTATTTAACAAGTGAAGATACAATAATCATTTTTAATAATGATTGTGGAAGTTCATTAGAAAGTATTGATTTTACTTTGAACGTTGGAATAAACTTTAATATTTTATGTAATTAATGTCATCTTGTGGATTGTCAACAATATTAAGTGTCACTGGTGATTGTCAATCAACCACATCAGGAGCGTTTTCATTAGATATAGTCGGAACGGCTCCTGATTATACAATTGTTTGGAATTATCCAATAACATCAACAATACCACTTGGACCAAGTGTAACAAACTATTCAGAATATGGTTTATCTGCTGGTACATATACATTTACAGTTTATGATTCTTGTTCACCTTCGGTTTCAGTACTTGTTAGTTTGTATATTTCATCAGGAACTTGTGTTTCAATATCACATGAAATTAATACAATTTGTGGATTAAATAATGGAAGTTTGACGGCATATACCCAAAACATTTATTCAAATCCTACTTTTTATTTATATGAGACAACAAATGGGTATATATCATCCGGAAGTTCATTTACCAATGAATTTATTTTTAACGGATTAGAACCAGGGGTTTATTATGTGATTGCTGATGATGGAGGTGGTTGTGAAGGAATAAGTGAAAGTTGTATTATTAAAAGTTCGTCCACTTTAAACTTTGGTTTTTATGTTGTAAATGATGCTGGATGTACAACGGATTCTGGAAAAATATTTATTACAGGATTAACAGGTTCACCACCATATTCATATTTGTGGTCTAATGGTGAGACATCACCATCAATCACAGGATTAACTAGCGGGACTTACAGTGTGACTGTGACGGATAATACTGGATGTTCATATGGTAGTGGAACAACTGTTTTTACCGTACCTCATATTGGATTTGCATCAGTAACGTCAATTAGTCCATCATGTTTTTTAGCGGATGGTTCAGTTACAGTTACTGTAACAGGGGGTACTGCACCATTTTATTTTTCAGGTACTAATGGTGAAAGTGTTGTAACTTTCTCAACAAGTTATACTTTTAATAATTTGAACTCAGGGTATTTTAGTGTATCTGTAACAGACGCTGGATTATGTAATGCGTATGTTTCAACAAGTGTACTTACACCCGGAGGTTTTAGTTTGATTTCGGTAACTACAACTCAAAGTATTTGTGGTAACAATACAGGTAGTATATCTATAGTTTTATTAGGAGGTACCCCTGATTATATTTACAGTATAACAGGAAGTTCAGGAACAGTTATTTCAACAACAAGCTCATCTCCAAATTATATCTTCAATAATTTACCTGCGGATATCTATTCATTAGAAATTAGTGATAATGGACCTTGTGTTTATTATGATGTTATAACAATTACAACCGAGGATAGTTTTACTTTAACAACATCAATAACTGGTGCAACTTGTAATGAAATTAATGGTGAAGTAGAAGTTACAATTACTAGTGGTGGAACCGCCCCGTATTTATATCAATTGAACGGACAATCGGTTACGACTACTGATTTAAGTTATCTTTTTACAAATTTAAATTCAGGTAATTATGTTGTTTCAGTTACAGATGCTACAGGTTGTACTCAAAATGAAAATATAGTAATTCCTGATTTATCCTCAATTGATTTTATTTTATATGGTACAAATCCTACTGATGGGAATAATGACGGAATAATTAACATTTTTATAACAGAAGGTAATCCACCTTTTACAATAAACTGGAGTAGTAATGTAAATGGACAAACAGGGTTAACTATTACAAATTTAAGTGCTGGTACATATTCAGTAACAATTACTGACAGTGATGGTTGTACATTATTTAGAGAAATAACTTTAGAAGGTTACAATATTATTTCTAATTATGGTGTATTTGGTATTTGTAGTGAAACTTTTGCTTATAACGGAGTTGTAACAAAAAAAGGACCACAACAGATGCTCATTGAAGGTTTTTATGATTTAACCTCAGGTGATTATGGTTGTATATTAAATGGTTCAATTTTTACTGCTATTGTTGAAGTAAGTGGTGTAACAGCTCAAACATCATTTTATACTGGTACTACTTTAGGTGATTTTCCTGCAGATAACGTAGTTACTTCCACCATTGAAAATTTAATATTAGGTTTTGCTGGTATTGATAGTGTCTCAATAGACTTGGTTGGTAATAAAATTACTATTAGTACGGGATGTAGTGACCAAACAATCTCATTTGTGGATGTAAATGTTAAAATATCCATAAACATATTTTACGATATTTCATGTGTTGCATGTGGACCTTAAAAAAATAAAAAATGATATATAAAGTTCAAAATACTGGTACTACTGATTATATTGGTTTTTCATTTGTAGATGAACCGACATCAAATACCAAAGTTATTAATATACAACCGAATTACAAATATTTTGTAAATTCTATCTTTGGATTAATTTCTCCATCACCAACTATTGTTGTTGATTTTGTATCAAGTAATAATGATACTTTAATGATTTTTGATTCATGTTGTGGAAGTGAAAGTTTTTCAATATATGGTTACGATTCAACAACTAATAAGGCGTTAACTCCTTTTACAGGTTTAACAACTAATGAATTTTCTCCTTTAAATGAATCAATTGCTTTTGAGATAGTAGTATCTTCTGATAATCCAAATACTTATTTAACAGGTTGTTTTGAATATATAGGAACAGGAGAAACATCTGCGACTACAATACATCCTTTACAATCCGTTGTTGCATTCCCTATTAATAATTTAGATAAGTCAGATAACGTAGATGCAAATTTTATATCTACATGTAGTAGTTGTATATCTAAATACCCATGTATAGAATCTTTAATATATTTCAAACTATGTTGTGAAGATAATACTAATCCAAATAATAATTTTGCTTTAACAACAAGTATTGGTACATTTATACCTGGAGAAGTTTACTATGTTTCTACTCCAACTTTTAATTGTTGTGCTGAGGTTATTAGTAGTCCTACTCAGACTATCTATCCAATTTATGATGTACCAATAACATATTTTCAGTATAATGGATGTATTGAGTGTCTTGGGTCAAATCAAATTTGTTTTGAAGAAGTTGGAAATGAACCTGAACCATTTTATACTGCGGACACACCTTGTGGTGTGGTATATGTGTTAAAAAATGAATGTGAACCAATTACTATTTACCCTGTTGGATTAGATTGTTTTACTACAAATATATCTTCTTATGGTTTATCTGATGGTACCGCAACATTGGTTATTTCTGGAGGTACACCACCTTATGTAATTTCTTGGAGTAATACAAATTTTATGAACGAAAATATAAATCAATATTTATATAATCTCCCACCGGGTACATATCAAGCGACTGTAACTGATTATTATGGTGATTTTACAGAGACTGTTGACTGTGTGATTCCTGGTATTACACCACCACCTCCTGAGCCAACACCTGAGCCAACACCTGTTCCGATAGTTGGTGATTTTTGTATGACTTTAAAGTCTTCACTAATTCATTTTCAAACAAGTGTATTTGTTGATGGAAAACCAAGTTATATTAGTGATAACGGACTTTATAGTATTACATGGTCAGATATAAATCAAAGATGGTCATTAAATAATTATACAAGTTCATTTCAGGTATTAAATAATAATCCGGTTTATCCACCAATTACAGGATGGTATTATGTTGGACAAGGCGGTCAACCAATAGTAGTTGAAGGTCAGTGTTTTTCTACTGAACTTTGTGTGTTTTTTAGTGGAGTTTGTGGTGAAGAATTCATTACTCTAACTGAATCATATGATATAGATGGAATTCAAACTTGGATTGGTGATTTACCATGTTCTACACCAGGTGATTTTTTAATTTATTTTAATACTACCACTGATAAATGGGAGACAAGTGGTATGACAAATGTCGTAGGTATTACTGTAGAGGCGGAAATTGATGGTTCACCTATTGGTATTTGGGATGTAAGTTCTAATGAATTTGAATTTTATAGTACCGATGACCCCTGTGGTAATACAGGTGTTTTAAAAATGAGTATTACCAAAAATAACCCAATTAATGGTTCTGATGGAAACATAGTTATTAATACTGAAGGTGGGGTTTCACCTTACACTTATTCTATTGATGGTGGTACATCTTTTAAAAGTGTTCCTATTTTTAATAAACTAAATCCTGGATTATATCCTGTTCAGACTAAAGATGCTAGTGGTCAAACAGTAAACTCTGTTATTAAATTGAATAATTTACCTTACAAAACAATATATAATGTTTCTTTAAGTACATCATTTGTAATCATTTCAAGTACAAGTACTATATTAACAAAAGAATATTATACAAATGTTACAGTTTCACCTCCTATACCTAGCGGTTCAACTTTAACATTTGATTTGGTTCATACTAATGATTTTGAAACCTCCCCAAGTTACACTTCTGCAACAATCACAACAAGTAGCGTTCTTACAAAAAATTCTTCAGTAGTTCCAATCACTTCAACATCTTTTGCGACAGGTGAAACTTTAAATACTTACATCACTTGTACCTCTTATAATATTTACAGTTCAGCAAATACTGAAAATTGGAATAATATAACTATGTCATATGGAGATGTTGTTTTAATAACGACAAATACTACTGTAAATAAAAATGAAAAGGTTTCATGTTATTTGGGACAATCACAAGAATCATATTCAATTGTTAATGTAAATATTAGTGGATGTAGTCCTTGTGGTATTTTAGTTACTTAATTTTTAAAATTTATATATTTATTAACGATGACATATATACTCAAAAATACATCCGGATTAATTAATTCAAGACTAACAGACGCTGGAAGATTGAAGTTATCAGAAGGAAATTTTAATATTTCTTATTTCCAAATTGGTGATAGTGAAGTATCCTATAATACTTTACCAAGTAGTTATAACCAATATAATACAATGGTTTTAGAACCAAACTACAATTCACAAAATTCAAGTTTTGTTCCTGAGACTAATAAACAGTACGTAAAATATCCATATTTTGTTCAAGGAAATAAAGGTAATACATATGGTATACCTTTTATGGATTCTTCAGTCAGTTCAATATACAACAGAGCTGCTATGAGAGGATTTTTTACAGGTGATTTAACCGCTACCACAATAGATTGGAGTGCGAGAACAAATAGCTCTTATGTAATTAATTCGAACTATGTTGTTGATATGTTGACATTAAGTGGTGGTACTTTTATAGATTTAATATATTCGGGTTGTAATACTGATATTGTAAGGTTGCCAAAAGTAGGTGATATTATCACAATTTATTATGATGGTAATGGTTTAGATAATTGTTATTGTGAAATAACTCCAACACCTACTTCAACAAGTGTTTTAACTCCAACTCCTACGCCAACACCTTCATCAACATTAGTTTACCCATGTAATACGTCTACACCAACACCGACTCCTACTTCAACAGTATGTTTATCACCAACACCAAAAATTGATTGTACACCGACTCCATTACCTGAGTGTGTTACTCAAATTACAAACTGTTATCCTATATTAACTTATAAGATTGTTTCAATTTGTGGGAGTTTAATTGAATTAGATAGACCAACTCCTGATTATAGTGTATTTTTACCTGGTTGTTATGGTAGAATTTTAATTTACCCATCAGATATGTTTGAAATATATGATAGTGTAACACCAAGACAACATTGGAAAGATGATGTTATTAATTTTGAATCAATATGTGATACTGACCAATTTGATGTTAAAATTTGGAATATGAATATTCCATGGTCAGAAAGTCCAGCAGGATTAATCTCAACCTCAAATCAAGATTATACAAATTTTGGTTCTATTGAATACTTGGGGTCAAAAGAGTATTTTGGTTACGCTTCTTCATCAGGACAAACTGATACCGATTCAGTTTACTATTACAATTCGTTTTCTGAAAAAGTTATTGTAACACCTGAAGAACAAAAATCGATAGCTATAATACATTATACTAATCAAACTATTGATAATTTTTATGGTGAAAAATTTGCTTTAGAACCATATTCACAATCAATACAGAATGACACTTATGGTCAAGCAAGAAATTTCAAATTACATATTCCATGGTTAATGTGGCATAAATCACCTGTTTGTTGTAGTGGACAAACATTTTGGGTTGACCCACCTGGATTTGATAATTTAAATTTGTTTGAGGTTCATTATATGGAGTCTAAAAAAAATTCGGATATGAATAATCCTGGGTTACGTTATTATCACTTATGGGATACAAATGTAAACACAAATGGTTATCCTAATAGAATTGGTAAAGTATTTCCTGATGATAAAATAGTAATAATTGATGATGAAGAAATAATAGCGGCAATGTCTTATAAATCAAATAGAAACTGGACTTTACCCGCACCTAAAATTTCTTTAGTTACACCTAATACATGTGGGAATGAATCAGTATCTAATGGTATTTTGACTGGAGATACTGAATATTTGTATGTTACTTATAGATTTAGTAATAGTAGTGCATTTACAGAATCATTACACTGTAATTATTATGTGAAAATTCAAGGACCTAAAATTAATTGTAATACATATGGTGAACAAAATGTCGCGGTTAGATTTGGACCTGAATTTGAATGTTTAAATTACATTAATGTTTTACCACTAACTTTAACTGGTTTTATAGGAGACTCATTCCAATTAATAGTACAAAAAGTTGAAGGAGATGCTAGACCAAATCCTGCTGAATGGAAAATTATTGATTATACCGAATATCTTTCAGCTACAACAATAAATGGATATATAACACAATCAGGACTTACGGGAACAACTTTTGTTGTAACACAAGATGATTATGATACCGCACCAACTTACAATTTAGATAATTATATCGATTTACCGCAAGTTGGACAAACAGGAGTAACTCTAAACTTTGGAGACGAGTATTATTTTTATGGTTCATTAGAAACTGATATTCAAGCCACAATTTATGAAATGAAATATAAAGTTAATTTAGGTCAGGCGGAATTTCAAACTTCCCAAAATCCTTCTTGGACATTTGGAAATAATTCTTATATAACTGAAATTGGACTTTATGATTCTGAAAAAAATCTAATGATTGTTTCTAAAATGCAATCACCAATTTTGAGAACAGGTATCCAACAGTTTTTAGTTAAATTTGATTTTTAATTTCTTTAAGTTAAATGTCTTTACAATTCTAACATTTTAACGAATTTTATATAAAATAATATTCGATAGGTGTATTCTTGTTACCTATAAAAGGATAACTAAATTATATAATGAGTAAAAATAGATTAAAAGAAAGTCCAAAAGTATTGGGATTAGACGTATCAACTCGCACAATAGGATGGGCATTATTTGATATACAAACAAAAGAATTATTAGAATTAACTCATGTTTCACCTGTCCCAAAACCAAAAGAGGAAAATAAAATTAAAGAACTTATTTTGAAAAGTGAAATTTTCAAAACAAAATTAGTACAATATAAAGATTTAGGTATCACTAAAGTTATCATTGAAGAACCTCTATTAAATAGTAATAACGTTTATACTATTCAAACCTTATTAAGGTTTAATACTTTAATTACTAAACAAATTTATGATGTATTGGGTATAGTTCCTGATTACATTTCTACCTATAACTCAAGAAAGTTTGCTTTTCCTGAATTAGTTCAAAAAAACGATAAGAATAAAATGGTATTGTTTGGTGGTTACTCAAAAGATTGTGATAAAAAACAAATAATTTGGGATTTAGTTGCAAAAAAAGAACCACAAATTCAGTGGCAATATACAAAAAACAATACTCTTAAAAAAGAAAACTTTGACCAAACTGATGCTTACGCTTGTGTTTTAGGTTATATGAATCAAGAAAATATTTGGTAAAAATATTATGGGGTTATCGTTACTGTCCAGTTATATGGTGGGCCTGTAAGTAATAAATAATCAGGATTAGTTAAACCTCCCGTTGGGGATTGAGTACCAGATAGGTTCAATGTTCGATTGTACAATGTATTGGATACAGCGATAGTTGCTACGTCATCTAATATAAAGTCAACCGCCGCAGTTTTAAGACCGGTACTCGCAAAATTGATTGATAATATATTGGTCATTGCTGAGAATGTTGATGTCCAACCTGTTAATAATGAACTACCTACGGAAGTAAATGTTCTTAAAGTTGATGGGAAGTCACCTTGTATTATTTGTGTACTATTTATGAAATTATTATTACTAATAGTTAAAGTTACAAGAGAAGTATGTCCCGAAAGATTTGTTGTTCCAGTTAATTCGTTGACGAATAAATCTATTGATGTTGCTCCTTGAGTATAATTAAAATCAAAGTTTGTTAACTTATTTTGTCTAAAACTTATTGTTTTAATTGATGGTGGGAATTGTGTTGTCCATCCTGATAAACTAACACTATCTAATCTGAAAGTTTGTAATGACGTAGCACCTGTTAAATCTACAGTCCATTGTGGAACATATTGTAAAGGTCCATTATCACTCATATTAAAAGTCACACAACTTGTTGGGAAGTTACTTGTATATCCTGTTATGTCATTCAAATCCAATCTTAATGTTTGAATACTATTTGGAAATATAGGTGGTAATGTTGTTAAATTGTTATTGTCTAATCTTAATGTTGTTAATGATGTACATCCCGATATTGTATTTGTAAATGAACTTAAAACGAGATTACTATTTAAATCTAAATTAGTTAAATTCGTATTTGCCGATAAATCAATATCAAAATTACGGATTCTGTTACCATTAAGATTGGCAATTTCCGCAGATACTGGTAATGTATATGTCCATCCTGATAATGAGGAATTAGAAAAAACATTTATTAATTCAAGACCTGTGCAACCCGATAAATTATTGGTCACATTAAGTATTGGTAATGATGTATTAAGTACAATGTATAATTCAAGGAATGTTGAGCCAGTTGGTACCGTCACATTCAAGTTAGTTAAACTATTATTGTTTGTTAACCTTAAAGTTCTAAATGAACTACTTCCTGAAAAATTGTAGGTAAACCCTGACATATCAGTATTCTGAATTAATAGTTCTCTAAAGACTGGTAATGTTGCCAAATTAGTTGTAGGACTAAATTGGAAATTTTGAGACCCTGGAGCATTTGTATTATAGATATAAAAATCAACAAGTGAGTTAGGTAAACTCGAACTAAAATCAGTTAGAGTTGTACCTGATAACCAAATATCAGTCGCCGCAGTAAATGCACTAAAAGTATAACTATTCTCAATAATATCTGAAATGTTAGATAACTTAATCTCTCTTATATAATCTGTTGACAAAGATGATGAAAGTTGAAAATTCTCACATGTTGCGGTAAACGTATTCAATGAATATGTATGTGTAAAAGAATAATCTGCAAATGTGAATGGAAATGGGGGATTAGTAAAATTAACTAAATAAGAAGAACCATCACCCCAATCAATGTCAAAACTACTTACCGCGGCACTTCTTGCTTCTATAATAAGTGGATTAGTTCCATTTATATTAACCACTTGAAAATACGGAGGTATAATTGGTAGTGGTGTCGGGGTCGGAGAAGGTGTACAATCATAAATTTCGAATCTATCACAACCATCTGAAGTAACTATTAAAATACCAACCGATGGTGAGGTATCGAAAGATGGTGGTAAAAATATTGTAATACTTGGGGGTACTGATGTTAATATACTTGAAACCAAAACACAGTTGTTTCCATAAACATCACATGTGTAGATTGAATACGGATTGTTTAAACCTGTTATATTTGTTAAAGTAATACTTTTCATTATATGAAATTAGTAGGTATACAGAATGGTGCAAATTTTAATTTGGCTTGAGATGCCCCAAAATTTGCTCCAGTGGTTCCAACCATCGATGGTTGTGGTAACAAAGCGTAAGGAGATGTGTTACTAATCCTATACACTGAATTATCGTTTGTTACTAAATAGATTCTTGACGACTCTTCAAATATTGACGTAACTGTTTTTCCTGGCATTCCTGAAGTAATATTAATGTCAAATTCAAGTACCCCTGTAGAACTATATTGTAAAACTCTTTGAGATGGACTTGGACTTGGTGTACCAACTAAAACAATAATTTTATTACTCGTATCTGTTACCATTATATCTTTGTTAGCTAAATAAGTTGGTGGTAGTGTTGTAATATCAGTAACTACTGCAGTTGTTGACGTAATGTTTAAAGATACAATTTTATTCGGTGATACCCCAAGGTTTGTACTATATAATACTGTATTAGAAAATGCGAAAAGAGAACCTAATGTTACAGGTGAAGTAATAATTCGATTTAACACAAATGACGGAGGACAAAGACTTATGTCATATTCCTCAATTGTTACATTATCAGCTCTAAGTAACCATAATTTATCTGTTGAATTCGCAATATCATTATAACTGTTTGGAAAATTACCAAATAAAGTTAACGTATTAGATGATTGTTTGTATGATTGTACGTTAAAACCGAGACCGCCAGTAGTTGTACCACGGAAGGCTACGAAAGTTGAACAATCATCAAAACAAGGTAAACCTGAAGGTGTCGGGGTTAGTGTGTTTGTAGGGGTTAAAGTCACAGTTGGCGTGACTGATAATGTTGGAGTATTTGTACTAGTAACAGTCGGTGTAATAGTTGTTGTTGGTGTTACCGATATTGTTGGAGTAACAGTTGGTGTTTGAGTCGGAGTTTTAGTAATAGTTGGTGTTACCGTTGGTGTTGGAGTGACAGTTGATGTTGTTGTCACAGTTGGTGTAATAGTTGGTGTTGGTGTCGGTGATGAACTTACAGGTATGTTTTCGAAACAATCCCCACAAGTGTTAAATATAGACGATTCAATACTGGTAAAATAATTTCCTAAAAAGAACGTATATGAAGACCCAGGTGGTAAACCAACAAAATTTGGAACACTAGTTAAGTATTGCCAACAATCACCTGTTGTTGTTTTTAAAACAGTTAAAGGTATTGTTGTAATACTTGGTAATGTTTGAACAATATATTCAGTGGTAACCGCACAATTTCTAAATATGTAGAATAATGTTGACGGTAATGAAGTTGGTGGTGGTGTAACTGAAGGTGTTGGTGTTAATGTCGGTGTAGCGGTTGGTGACATAGAAATTTGAGGTACACAAAGATTACATTCATTTAAATTTGCGTATCCTAATGGACCCGAAACTAGGTCAATTATGTTTCCTCCGATAGTATTATCATTTTGACCGACATACCAAAGACATCTTGAAACACCATCTACAATAGCTTCGAATATCATATAAGTTGAAAGCGGCACACCTGACGGAGTTTCAACGACTGATGTTGTATAATACATAACACCATTACTACAATCTTGAAATTGTTTAGAACCTGGACAAAGAATTACTGAGTCAACGGTTGTGAATGTAACGTCTCCTGAAAAATTACAATAATAAATTACTTCTGGAGTGATTGAAGGTGTTGGAGTTAATGTTGATGTAGGTGTTGGAGTATATGCAGATATACTCACATTAATACCAATTGATGGACAATAATTTGTTACCGATGGTGTTGGTGTTAATGTTGGGCTTGGAGTTTCTGTTGGAGTGTTACTTGGTGTTGGAGAAACTTCACAATCAAAAATTGCGGTAAAATCTAAAACATCACAATTAACTGTTGGGGATGGTGTTGGACTTGGACAATTTCCTGTTGAAAGATAAACATTACACAAGTCAGGACAATTAGAAATACATGGACTAGCCCCAAATAATATACAACTACCACCTAAAGAAGATGATAAACACCAATATTCAGAAGTTCCGGTTACATAATAAATGAAGTTCCCATTTGTCATTCCTGACCAATATTCTTCACCATTAAAATAACCTGATAATTCATAGTTATCATCTACATTAGTAATTTCAGTACCTGATATACAAAAATAATTAATTCCACAAACTAAAGGCATATTACGGGGTTAAAATTGTTATTGTTTCGCAGTCATTATTATCTATGACTTTTATGTTAAAATCGTCTTGACCATCTAAAATAATCGGTACGTCAAAACTATATGGGGTTGAAGAAATAGTGTTAATGTAAATACAAGTTGTTATAGGATTATCGCAAAGATAAATATCAAACGGACTTGTACCCGAAATACCGTTTATTGTGATAGTTGTTGGCATTTTATAATATTATTTCAATAAATATAAGTTCAAGCAAAAACTTGTGAAGGTTGATAAACTTATTATTTTAACTTATCTTATAGTTTATGACTGACGAAAAAGAAATAATTGTTGAATTACTCACAGAGTTATTTGGAAAACACAAACAACACTATGAATCCAAAGGTCAAATAGCGTTCAATTGTCCCGTTTGTGATGAGGAAAGGAATAAAGGTAATTTGGAAGTAAATTATTTTGACCACGTTTTTAAATGTTGGAGTTGTGGTGATACTAGTGGGATGAGAGGTCCTTTAGGTCGATTAGTTGAAAAGTATGGTAATAAAAAACAAGTAAAAATTTACAAAGTTTTTGCACCTGAAAAAAATGAGGAAGTAAAAAAAGAAAAACCAAAACTTGTTTTACCTGAAAGTTTTACTTTATTTAAAGATTCTCACCCAAGATATCCAGTGAGATTACAAGCTTACAATTATTTGAAAACAAGAGGTATTGATGATACAATCATAGAAAAATATAATATTGGTTTTTGTGATAAAGGTTCTCATATGGGACGTATAATTGTTCCATCTTACGATAAGAAAAATGAACTAAATTATTATATTGCTCGTAGTTGGAATCTAACAACAAAGTCAAAATATAAAAATCCTGAAGCTGAGAAAGATAAAATCATCTTCAATGAACACTTGATAGATTGGAAAAAAGATATTTTTTTGGTTGAAGGGGTTTTTGACGGATTTTTTTTAGATAATAGTATACCAATGTTGGGTAAACATTTGAGTGAGTTACTTTTTACAACAATATATGAAAAGGCTAAAGGTGATATTATTCTTGCTCTTGATGGTGATGCATTTAATGATACAGTTAAATTATATAGAGAATTAAATGGTGGTTCGTTGTACGGTAGAATTAAGATTGTAAAACTACCAAAAGACAAAGATGTTTGTGACTTAAAAGGACAAATAGATAAATTTTACATAGAAATTAAAGATTAATGAATTTAAAAAATATTGCGGTTGAAATCAGAGAAATTTTAGAAAACAGAAGAAATGAAATTGATTTGACTTTCATAGAGGAAGACCACAAATATTTCATGAAGAATAAAGACGGTGAAATTAGAAGTGATTTCCCATCAGTATCAAAAGTTATGAAATTATTTTATGATGAATTCCCAACAGAGGAGATTGCTGAGAAGAAATCAAAAGGAGACCCGGTAGTTAAACAACAACTGATTGAGGAGTGGGAAGCTGCTGGAACATACTCAACAAATATGGGTAGTCGGGTACACTACTTTTTAGAACAAAATACTATTGGTTTATTTGGTAACTATAAAACAGTTAGACAACCAATTTTTGATTGTGACTTTACTCAAATACTGAAGGGTGATAGTATGATTTCTGCGGGAAAAAATTACTTAAAACTAATGATAGAAAGAGGTGCTGAATTGTTAGATACCGAAATTGTTTTAGGAGACCCTGATTTAGGTTATACTGGACAACCCGATAAAGTGTGGTTAATACCAAATAAAACAGGTGATGAAATTGGTTTAATAATAACAGACTGGAAAACAAATAAAAAGAAAAACTTTGAAGAAAATTATTTTACCAAAAAAATGAAGTTTCCATTTGTTGATTTACCGAATAATGCTTTGGGTCACTATTTTATTCAACTTCCACTTTACGGAAAGTTAATTTTAAAGATGTTAGAGGGAACCAAATATGAAAAAATTAGGATATACGGTGGAATAGTTGTACTTTTGAAAGATGATGGTGATTATGAAGAGTTTCGTATACCGAAACAAACATTAACCACAGTATTAGAAATGGATATTTGTAAATTTTTAAAAAAATAATAACTATGAAAACTTTCAACACTTTATTAATTGCGTCTCTCTCAGTTCTTGTTGTTAACGCTTCATTTAATCTTGAAAGACCAAATCCTGAACCTGTGAAACCAAAGACACATGCTGAAAGAATGTATGACGCAATTACATTTTATGCTGACTCTTTTAAGGTTCCAATTAATATCGCATTTAATGTTGCTTACATGGAAACAACTTATAGAGGTCCTCATGATACACT